AATTATTGCAAACTGCCCCTTATTCACAGCATAATCACTATAATAAAGCTTTTCATACTCATTATCATAAATCTCTGCAATGTCATCAGACTCAAATTCTATCTTACCATAGAACTTTGCTGTACAATACTGAATGAGAACGTCCTTATATCCCATACCATAAATAAGAGTATTATCAACCACATAATTGATAAAAGACTGCATTTCTGCAAATGTAAGTGTAACCATTTCTGTTACCATAATTTTAAAACTCCTTATTACTTGTTTTTAGATTTCTTTTCTGCTTTACGTTTCTTTTCGAGTTCATCATATGTAATCCAATTATCGCCATTACCATATTTGATACTACGACAGTACCAATAAAAAGGAATATTACAGTATTTATGCTCAAAAAGTTTTTTCTTCAATTTTGCAGTTGTATCGGGAAGTCCTTTAACATCTACAACTATTTTTCTTCCGTCTGTAAAAGAGATAACATAATCAGCTACATACTTTATAGGCAATATCTTTTTTCCTTCAAAATTAACAAATCCTTCTTGTAAAATATAAGGGACTTGCATTTCGTATGAGACGATTTCGCCTGAACTCATCTTAGGCTCGATCCATTCAACAAGGAATTTCATTTCCGTCTCACTATCAAAAGTTATGCCTTTATATGTCCGATTTGCCTTGCCTTTATCCGATAAATCAACATTATATTTAGACTTCTTCTTTGCCATTAGCCACCACGTTTCATATATCACGTAAAAAATAGGGAAGACAACCATATTCAACGGCTGTCGATAAATGGTCGTCCTCCCTATAATTATTTACTTGTTTTTCTTATCAAATTTGCTTTCAGACTTGTTCTTGACAATAGATACAGGCTTGATAACTGTTCCTTCTGAAATGATTTTCTTAATAAGTTCTGCCACTTCAGGCAAATATTCGGAAAAATCACTGTCAAGTGTGATACCAATATTTTTGAATTTCTCAGCAGATTCAACAGATGTTGTTACACCATTTCGCCATTCGTCAAGTATTATTACAACCTGATAATGACCTCTTGAACAAGCCATAGTTTTCCAAGAATGTAATGGGTCACACTTTTCACAGTATTTGTACTCTGTACCGCAAATCCAACAAATCCTTAAATTAGGCACATACATTTCAGCACCTCAAATATTCCTTATGCCACTTCCGAAGAAGGAACAACAATATCGTAGAACTTCTTATCATCACCACAATAATCAACTGCACAGTTAAATTCCATAGGAATTGTAGCATCAAGCTGAATATCAGTCTGATAAGAAGATGTGAGCTTTGCAGTAGGGAATCTGTAATAAGCATAAACTCTTGTGGACTGATCGCAAATATCGAAACCTGCAACCTGTACATAAAGCTTGCCAGCAGTAGGGAACTTATCACTAGAAGCAGCAACTCTTACTGCCTTTTCAGTATCATACTCATAAACAATAAGAACAGTATCACCCTCTGCAAGATCGCCCTCGTTAAATGTTACAGTCTTTGTACCGCTTGTATATGTAAATACACCGGCAGCTTCGGCAGAACCCTGCTTAAAAATCTTCTTAGGAGAACCGTCATTCGTAAGAGTTGTAACACTGAGTTTATATGCTGTACCTACCGCCTTAACAGCATTTTTCAGAACGATAGCAGTCTTGTTGTCAGCTGTAACCTTAACTTCCTCAAAAGCAGGAGTAGCAATCTTGGCAGAAGATGTTGCAATTTCCTTCTGAGTACCATTAAGAGCTGCGATAATGTTGAGGTCATATACCGCAACATTGAAAGATGCAGTACAATCCTTACCCTTGGTGACTGTAGCAATAGTATTACCAGCAGCATCCTTCTTTGTCTCTTCCTCTCCGTCTACCTTTACAGAAAAATCCTGAATCTGATTTGTGTACCAAGCTGTAGTATCATCAGAGTTCATAAAGATTGCCTTGGTGGGTCTTTCAATGACAAAAGAATTAATATCAAAATTTTCAGCCATATTATTTTCTTCCTTTCATTTTTAGTTTTATAAAAGAAAAGATGAGAATTAAAGTTTTCTCATCCAATCTAATTCTTTTTTTAATGAGGGATTACCTTTTAAATCTAAACAACCGCTATATAAACCATAATAAAGATTATCTGCGTTTTTTATAACTGAAATCCTATTTACGGAATCCCAAAAAGCATAAATATTCATATCAAAAACAGTCTTTTCGTCATGCTTGAATCCTACGCTATTTACCATAGATGATATAATCGGCATTAACGCAGACCCAGACGGTTTAAACATGGCTTTTCTTTTCCTTGATTCCAATTGATTTCTTGCATCTTCGATAGCAAGTTGTTTTTGAACTTCATCGTCTTTTACTCTTGTGATTTTAGGAATTGGGATATTATTAATTGCCCTCATATTTGTTAGTATTAAATTATATACACCTTCATTTATTATTGCGCCATTGGAATTTTCCAAATATGGCATCTCGTTATCGCTCGTTTTGAGTTCAAACTTTGTAAAATCTATACCACCTTCAAATAACAATTCTGTTCCTTTAGGCATAATTCGTGTCAGTAATACAAACAACTCAAAATTAGAAATATGATTAAAGTCAATCCCTATATCAGTGAGAAATACTATCATATTTTCGTCCATAGGTGTAGCTGTGAAGGTATGTACAAAATTAAAATAATTAGTATCACCAAACTTACGGATTTGACCGAGAGTTGGTACTTTCATTACAATCTTGTCCGTTATTTTAACAGGCTCACCTGCATACAAACTTAATTCATCAACTGTATAAGTCATATTCAATTATTCCTATCACACAAATTATCATTAATGTCTACGCCCTTAAATACTAATTGCCGATATCTGTATTTAGCATTCAGATTACCTGCGATATTAGTTTCAAGTTCAAGTTTACCAACACCAAAATTCAATGCTCCGTTATATTTGACATCAATTAACTCGGAAAGATAATCAATTCGAGTAGCTGATATACCAGCCATATTCAATTTCATATCATCTTGATGTGCAAGAATTGTAAAGGTTATAGTAGGGTAGGCATAAAGTTTACTCCAAGTATGAGTACGAATGTCTATTTCAACACAAACATATGTAGTAACCTTGTCAATAGTATCAGGTATGTAATAATGAGGGAACAGTCTATGATAGACTAAATCTTCTCGTTCTTCCTCGGTAGTTCCAAGAACTTCAAGAAAAGTTTCATCATTCTGCAATTCCGAAAGAATACGATTCTTCCATTGACGTAAGCAAGAACTATTCAATATTACACACCTCCTACTATATCAATAAGCAGTTCACCGATATTGCCATTTACATCAGTACATTTTAATTTAATACTTGAACCTATAAGCAACTCATTATTAGAACACTTAATTTTGCACTTGTTATCAGTTGTAGTCATTGTGATATATTTATCCTGAATATCAGTTGTTACAAGTTCCCAAGTAACAGTTTCAGTAGTATTAGCAGTAAATGTTTTAGCAGACCCACCTACACGAATTATAGGATTACCTGTATATGTAATTTCAATGGACTGACTTGCTTTAGGTTTAAAATAATCACAAAGCCAATTTTTGATTGAATCTATATTAGGCTTATATTCGTCTTCCGTTATAGTAAGATGTAACAATCCCTTATCATAATTCAATGCAGTAGTATCATTCTGTGTAAGCTTGAATACCGTAGGGTGCTTAGTATTTCTGTCACTAAAGAACCGTTTATCGTGTTCCAAAGCAATAGTATTTTCATCAGCAGTAATAGTAAGCATATGCTGTGTACTTCCCAAAGTCATAATCTTATCACTTTGGACACCAGAATTGTACTGTGTACTATTTATATCAAACACGGGGTATTCAAATACTTTTCCACTGTCATCTTGCCATTTCAAAAAGTTATTGCAACGAGTAAGTTTACCATCATAATATAAATTACTTTTGCACATTACTTCTGTACAAATCCAATAAACCTTATTATCTTCATCATAAAAAGTATCGCCGTGTTTAACAGGAGCAGTAATAAGACTGGTAAAATCTTTCTGATATCCTGCAACATCACTTCTTGACTGTTTATTTATATTTAAATCAATACTTTCACCTGTAATAAAATTAGTGAACGTTTCAACATCTAATGTCTTATAAAAATCACGCTTTAGACGTTTATAGATAGTATTGACTTCCATATCTTTTCTTTTTTTACAGCCTGTTGCATTATGAATAGCACGGTAATAATCTGTATCTTTAATCAAATTATCACCTTAACTTTCATAATTATCATATTCTATTGATTTTCTTTTATTTGTAAGTCTGTCTCTTGCGGCGTAATTGCTTATTAGCACGTCAGTCTTGCTTTTATACCAATTAAGTAAACTTTCAAAAGTTTTTCTGTCATTTGCTGGCGAAAATAATGATTTTATATCTGTAGCAGATAAACTATTGATAATTGGTTTGAGATTAGATATGTCTCTTTCAAGATAAATTGAATACATAATTCTCGTTATAATTTCAATTTCTCTTGATGTAACGGTAAAATTAAAACAATCATTCTCGGAATCAATATCAAAGAAATCAACAGTTGGTGTGCATTTTAATGTAAAAATATCAACTGCTTCATTTAAATAAGATTTCGCTCTTTCCTGTGCAATCTCCATTGATTCCTTAGATGTATGATCATAATAATCAAAAAAGTCCACGTCTTTTTCAATTTTATCAAAAAATCGGGAATAAAATTTTTCAAAAGAAGTTGTTGACATTTCCAACACCTACTTTACTTGTTCTTTGTAGAAGGTCTTCCTGCCTTCTTTATTTCAGGAACATCGGTCTCAACCTTGTTAGTTTTTAAGGAAGCAATCATTTTTTGCATTTCAGCAAGCTGTTCCATAAGCATAGTATTTTGCTCTTTAATAGCATTGATTTCATCGTTTGAAACTGTCTTTTCAGGAACATCTTTTGGCTTGAGAACTATCTGAGACTTATAAATACCACGTTTAAATTCCTGCTCACGAGTCTCCATGATTTTAATAACCCTGTTTGAAATATCATTATCTGTATTTTCTTTAAGAGATACAAAAATTGTTTTTACTCTATCAAAAATGGAAACATTAGTAATATCAATAATTTTCTGTAATCCTTCAATAGTTGGATTAAGAAGAATTTCTTTTATTTCATTGTTAGTTAGAATATTCTCCCAATTAGCAATATTAAGAGTTCTATATATTTCCTCCTTGTCATTATCATCAAATCGTACTAAACCCGTTCTAAAGCAATCGCTTATACCATTGACATAATTAATTTCTGCAAAAGAAAGATAATCAACAGAAGGCACTCCATCTATAGCAGGAGGAAGTATATGTGTCGAAACATTTGTAGGAATACAGATATTACTTTCGTTATAATTAAATATAGGAATAGATACGTTTTCTTTTATCGACATATTTTTAAATTTTCCTTTCAATATACAACAAAGGCGGTTAATTTATTTAACCGCCCATATGTATTTTATTAAATTAAATTAAGTAGTAAATGTAATCTTTGCAACATTCTCGGGGTTTGTAATCTTAATACCGTACTCATAACCTGTAAACTTGAGAGATACTCTTTCCTTGTTATTATCAAGTGTCTCGTAAACTCTAAGCTCACCACGGTCACAAATATTTCCTACCTTGCCAGCTATACCAAAAATACGCTTATCGGGAACAAGAAGTTCACCGTCAGCAGCCTTTCTTGCTCCTGAGAAACCACCGATAAGACAACCGCCATATTCCTTAACGAGACCGTATCTGTTATAGTCGTCCTTCATCTTATCAGACATATAAGATGTATAACCAGACATATTTGCAATAGCCTGTGCATACTTATTAAGACCAAACATAATACCCTCATCGCCGTCAGCAAGATGGTCAAGAACGTAGAGAGAGAGCTTATCAAGTATAGCCTTAGTAAGAGCTGATTCACCACCAGTTACGGCAAATACCTGATTACCACCTGCAATAGCTGTGTCGAGAGCAGAGAAAACATCCTTAATCTTCTTATTGTCAAGAGCTTCCTTTGCAAATACAGCCATATTAGCAATATTCTTAAAACCACCACGGCGAAGCTGTGCGTAAGAAATCTCAGTTTCAACCTGTGCGTGCTTCCAAGTAGGAGTAAGAGCAGATGTATCTATATAAGACTTAAATACATTACCGCCCTTTGCTGCATCATAAGCTACAAGTGTATTCTTAGGTGTCTTGTTGATAATATAATCATCAAACTCACCAATAGAATCTGAATCAAACATCTTTTCAATAAGAGCATCAGGCTTGGAATATATAGGGTCAGTAATTGTCTTGATAATAAACTCTGCAATCTCGTTGTCAGAATCCTTACCCTTAGTACCAATTTCCTTTGCCCAAGCATCAACTACCTGAGAAATCTCATTCTCTTCGGCAGTAAGAGAAGCACCTCTATTTACCTTTTCAGCCCAGTCATACATCTGACCGTTCTTTTCCATAATTTCAGCAATTTCAATCTTAGTAGACATAATTATTTAGCTCCTTTCATTATAAACTTCCGATTAGGAATTTGCTCCCCAATCAACGACCTCAATGGCAATGCCAGCGTGTGTACCAGCATCCTTAACATCGGTAGAAAATACCTTGAGATTAGATTTAACAGTAGAAGTAGTAGCCTTTTCGAACTTACCATCTACACCAACCATAAGATAATCACCAACTGCAAGACCTGAATCAATCTGGTCAGTCCAATAAAGTTCACCAATAATAGGCTTTACAAGGACAACTGCTTCACCGTCCTTAATTGTTTCAAGCTGATAATTAGAAATCTCACCCTTGAGAGAATCAAGACCAGTAGGAATAATCTCCTTAGTTACGAAAAATACGTCTGTTGCAGTAGCAGTCTCAGGAAACTTTGCTTCAAGACCAGTGGTCTTAACAACTCCCATACCAATAACCATATCTTCGCCAGCAGAGTGCATAGCATCTGCATGTCTTCAAGAACTCTAAACATAATAAATCCTCACTTTCTTACTTTCCTAAAAATTTCTTCATTACAGACTTATAATCAGATGTGTCAACAGTATCATCGCAAGTAAGACTTGCAATTTCAGTAGTCTTTGTTTCGGCTATCTCAGACGTGCTAACTATATCATTCTTCTGTGCCATAAGTCTATCGACAATAATTGCCTTAATACCATTCTCATCAACAGCATCAATAAGCTTCTTAATTTCCTCAGAAGTCTCAACTTCATCCAATGTGATATATCCAGACTTAACAGCGTACTTCTTGAGATTTTCCTGCTTTTCAGCCAGTTCTTTTTCTGCCTTTTCAAGTTCAGCCTTTTCAAACATTTCCTTATACTTAGCAAGGTTTTCTACTTCAGCATTAAGAGAAGTTATCTTTTCATTTGCCTTAATAATTACATCGTTCTTTTCTGAAATTTCAGAATTGATATTTGCAACACTAACAGCAAGTCTGACCTTTTCAGGTTCACTTATTGTAACATCATCGCCATTAACAGCATAAGTAAACTTCATGTACTCAAGTTCACTTTCTCTTCCATCATATTCCACAAGAACATAATTTTCGGCAGGAAACATAAATGCAACCCAACAATAACGAAGTTTGTCTCGACAAAGTTTCTCAATTTTACATCTAATATCTCTATCTGTAAGAGCAGAAACTTCAACTGCCTCAGAATTTTCAATATTAGTTTCCTTGTTTTCAGTGTTAACCTCTGTTTCAGATGTTTCAGTAACTTCATTTGTAATTGTATTTACATTTTCAGTTTCAGATGTAGCTATAGATTCGTTTTCTTTAATATCCAAAGTTTTATCCTCCTTTGTTTCAGAATTTTCTATATTAAAGTCATTAGCAATAGCTTCTGACAGTAATAACTCTGGGTCATCTGTGCTTGCTACACAAAGAGTAGTAGCACACTCTCCATATGCAGGGTTTGATGTAGAACCCAAAAGTGCATCAGCCTCAAAAACGTAGTCCTTTAAAATTTTTACATTATCTGTGTATTCTACTTTCTCAGAAAGGATTTCCCATGAGGAATGTAATTTACCTTCTGTAAAAAGTCTTTTAATTGCAGAGCATACATTTTTATTTCTTGTCCAAATTCTACTTGTAGCAAATAAACAAGGCGTTTTAACAGCGTTATCATTGATGCTCACAGTGTCTTTTTTAATTTCAACAGATACATTAACACCAATAGGAACTGTACCAAATGTAACATTTCCCTTACTATCAACAGAACATTCATGTCCACCTAAATCGTCTTTGTTTTGAAATTTCTTATACTTTGCTACAACAGGTTGCATTAAAAGAGTCTGTGCTCTTTCTTCTGCCGTATCACTGTTGAGCTGGACTCCGTTTAAATTGGGATAATCGTAATAGCAAAGTCTTCTTGTAAGTTCTATATAAGTTTTATGTTCTGAAAGTTCTATAACATTAGAGGACATCTCATAATTATTCACTATTTTCACCACCTTTCATTCCAAAATCATATATTCCTATCGAAGAGCAATCTTCTTTAGGTAAAATAAAAGGAGTGATGATAATATCACCACTCTCATTTATTTGTATATAGAGTTTTTCACCACAACAAGGGCATTCAAATTCTTTCGTTTTTATTATACTGTTCATCATATTGTTGTTTACCTACTGTATCTACATTATCGCTTTTAGGTCTACCACCTTTGTCATCAACATCTTGTGGTAAAACATCGCCCTTACCAGATGATGTAAATGCAGTAGAACGGGGGAAGAAAATATCGTGGAGCTTTTCATTGTTCTCATTTTCTCTCTTAGCTTTTTCGTCATTGATATCAAGTCCAAGAATAGAGAGTGCTGTTTCCATAGAACAGTTAAAATTGCAATAAAGAAGTTTTGCTAAATCCTGTTTAACGTCCATTTCAAGAAGTTCACTGTCAAGAATGCTAATAGTAGGAGCAAATTCAGCACTATATCCAGCTTTAACAAGAATATTTCTATACCATTTTTCAATAATAAATTCAAGTTGCTCTGTAATACAATTAATAGTTTTCATAAGCTGGTCTAATGAAATACTTGCAACACTTGCACCTGTTCCATCACTATTCATAAGAAATGATATACCCAATGTAGACAACTCACGATTAACATAGTTTGTTACAGTATCACTATCTGTATTCGATGTGTTTGGTTCAACGTATTTGATATCCTTAACATAAGCAGGTGTTGTTACAAGAACAGTTTTTTGCTTAAATGCTTTCATAAGGTTATCGTGTGCAAATGCTTGTTCCTCATAAGAATCTCGATCAGCATTCTCTCCAAGAAGCTTTTCATTAAGTAACTGGACAATAAATTTCTTTGCTTTTGCCTTCGCATTTACTCTATCAGTATCATCAAATTGCTCTAACATAAGTGCAGGATATAAAGCTCTAAAAATAGGCGTGATACCATATCGTCTATTCTGATTATTAAGTCTCATATCACCAGACCACTTACAATCAAGCTTTGCATAAGGGTCTTTGTTTATAAAAGCATTATAAACCTCTGGAGGATAATTTGCTTTAATTTCTGCTTCGATTTTTTCAAAAAACAAAGCTTTATTATTCTTTGTCTTTTTAATAGTCTTTCTAAGACGGGATTGTAGTTCTTTCATATTTATGAGAATTTGTGGTTCACCATTCACATCATAATCAGAAACTTCTACAACTCCAAGTGGATACCAAGATACATTATAATGACCATCATTCATAACTCGACAATATATGATATAATTGCCTTCTATAAAAGCTGTAGGTACAGAATTTTTAATCAGTCTTCTTAAATTAATTTCATCATTAAAAGATGATATTATTTCTTTACACTCATTAAGTTGTGAGAGCTTATTTTTATCCGATGTAAAGTCTTTATACGATAGTCTGTATTCAGAATTAACATTAGTATCAATAACTTCTGCAACCTTACCTATAATCCAGTCTTTATTAACATAAACACGCACAATTTCATTTATTTTCTTGACCTTGTTTAAATCATTCTGTGGATTTACAGCGAGTCCATCAAGGACTTCTTTGTTTATAATAGGTATGCCTGATGCCAAATCATTAAGATAAGCAGAATACATTTTATTTTCAGCATCATAATTTCGCATTGCTGTTTCAAGCCATTGTTTGCCCATTTCAGAGGTAGTAAGAATTACTGTGTTATCTTCTGGCTTTTCTGATGCTATTATTACATCAAAATTTTCTTCTTTTTCTGATTTATTCAATTACATTTTCACCTACTTTCCTTTAGAAGTCTATTGCTGATACACAAGAGGGGAGAGACGAGAGAGAACAAGGCTTTTTGATTCTAACAAGTTTTTGCTCTAATAACATAGTTACATATATATTATATTGAAGTGAACTAAATCTATCTTTTCTCATTCCTGATCTTTCCTTCACTTTTACATTAACACCTTTAATTTCAGACTGTAAATTTATCAACTCATTTATTAAAAGCGTAGTATTTATATAAGGGAGTATCATTTTAGCTTTTTCATTTGCTGATAAAGAACTATACCCTCTATATCCTTGTAATATTTCTTCGGCTTCAAATTCTGAAACAAGTAAATTTATTCTGCCCTGTCTGAATTGTTCACGAAGTAATAATGTCATGTCATTATTTAATTGAGCTGTTGCATTTATCGCCCAAATAACTTTAGGGGCGTTTTTATCAACACATCTATCAGCCATTATTGGGTCATTACAACAAGATAAAGCTGGATAAGTAATCCCCAATTCATTATCATAAATATCACGGCACAAAGTATCGTAAATTGAAATACCAACACCTCTTGTATCAAGAACCAAATCTGTACAATGATATTGGTCAAATAATCGTCTTACCATTAAAGCCAAATCGTCACTATGTAACCCTTCGTGATTTTCAGTATAAATAATGTTACTTATATACTTATTTTCATAATTAGGTAAAGCACTATTTATAAAAATTGCAGCAGCATCATTATCGTGTTTTGTTGAAGCCAATAATGCAACATCGACAGACATTATGCGTTTTTCATTATGGGCAAGTTCTGGTATTTTAACTTTTTTATCTGATATGCCTAATATAAAATTAGGTGGATAGACCGCAGTTTTTAGTTTTCTGTTTTTAGCTACGTCATCATAGGCAAATAACGCACCTTCGTCATCACCTACCCATTCGGTCTCCATTTCCATTCGCCAACTTAACTCATTAAAATCTGACTCGCTCATTTCATCGGCAACTTGTTCTGCCGATAAAAGATTTTCCTTTATAGCAAGTTGATAAGGAAGTCCACATACAAAATAACGTTTCTCGTCATTTACAAGATTCGCACAATAAGCTTTAACTTTTTCATAAGACCAATGTGATTTAAACCAAGCAGAACTAAGATAAAATTCCTTATTTCTTTCTGCAAGATGAGCATACTCAGGATTGTTCAAATACTTAGGTTGCCTTGGTGCAGTATTGAATTTACGAATTACCTTATTGATAATATCTAAATCAACCATACGAAATTCGTCAATGATAATTATATTACTTCTGTTAGAACGTGCATTATCATTAGCTGTAACAACTTTTATTCTTGAGCCATTTCTAAATTCAATATAAGCATCTTGTCCCTTAGTTGAATAATCCTTTATTTCCAATCGTAAATTTGCTGAGTTTGGTATAAGTATAGTAGTGATTTTTTCCAATACATTTATACTTTGAGAACGTGCTTTTGCACAAACACAAATTTGAGTATCAGGATAAAGAATACATCTACAACAAGCAAATATAGCTATTAAAAAGGTTTTTCCTTGACCTCTCGAAGCAATATAACATAAATAATTGCTCCAAAACATCATAAAGAGTAAAATCTTTTGAAAAAGCTTCAAATTAATATTTAAATAATCGGCACAAAATCTATGAGGGTTTGCTCTATAATATGAACACCATATGTTTACACCGTTCATAACTCTTTGTGCTTTATCATTTGCAAGTTCTTTATCAGTCTTTTTTACATTATTAGTTGCCATTATCATCATCCTTATTTAATTTAGGACTAAAAACAGCATCAAATAATGCTTCATCGTCACCTTCATATTCAGGTTTTTCAACGTGATATTTTTCCATTTCTTCATCATACATACGAGAATAGGAATTTTTAATACCCATCATTTTACATAAATGTCCAAGAAAATAAATATGAATATATCTTACTATACCATCAACGTCTTTCCATTCAGGGTCAGGTTCAGAAATTGGCTTTTCATTTTCCCATTTTTTTATGAGAGTTCCAAATGTATTTTGGTCTGCAAGAGCATTTTCATTAGTCTGACAAGGTTTAAGATTTGCCGTACCAAGCAAATTCTGAAAAGAATCCATAGCGTCTTTTACCTTGCCCCCTGTTTGCTGTGCTATTTGTATGTTTAATTGTGCAATGCACAGATTTTTGAATACTTCTTCTTGTGACTTAGTACGACATTCATGACGATGCGTCCAATCATCATACTGGTCTTGCAAAAATCTATATTGTTCTGCGGTATAGCCAAGTCCAAAAAAAGAAATAGTTTTTTTAGCAACTTTAAGTTCTCCGTTATTTTTGGCTTCTTCTATATCGTCAGTCGTGTCAAGAGTTATACACTCTCTATCCTTAATAGTATCTATATAACTCTTATCACGAGCATTATATTGTGGTAAATTTGCTTTTGCTGGATATGCACAAACCCTTGACCTATCAGCAGAAATTTTTCTTGTAGCAGCAAAAATTTCATCGGAATAATACCAATCAAAAAGTTGACACATTCTATCCATTGCTTTTTCTTCGTTACCACTAAATAAATCTACGAGGTTATAGTAATATTTATCAGTACATTTTTTGCATATATGTACAAAACCATTATTACTCGCAAAGAGAGGGGATAATGATTTGCAAAAGTTTCCATCTTGCTTTTTATAGCTTTTCCCACAAGCATAACAATAAAATTCAGTTCTATTAGGCTCATCAAATGTAAGTTTATTGATTTTTATATCTGAATTTATATTTGTTTTGCTTTCTAAAGATTTTTTAGTTGCTTTAACATTACCAGCATTACTTTTTTTACTCGGCATTATCCCACCTCCAATTCTTTATTATTCCTTAATCTGACCTCTGAGCATATCAACATTTTTAAGTATATTTAATGCCTTACCATAATCACAATTTTTATCCTTGATTGTGTTTGAATATAGGTCTAAAAGATAAGAAATGCTTTCTCTAATTTTCTCTTTATTATAATTTACATTAACAATATTTTCGTAATTAATAGAAATAGTATCTATATGTTTAATTTGTCCGTGCGTGTATCTCACAAGTAAATTCATAAAGAAACTTTCTGCCTCATCAATTATGTATTTCTGTAATTCACCAAATTCATCAACCATTTGTCCAGTAAAATTTTCATCAATGTTATTACAAACTATAACCTTTAATTTTTTAGGGTCAAACCCTTGCTGTCTTGCAATATCTCGATAATGTATTTCATCACTTTTATAGAAGCAAAGTATAGGATAACCAGTCTCGATAGACCTCTTAACAATATCCCAAGTTTTACCCATTCCACGATTTTTAACTATAATATTCATATTTCACCTCAGTGGTCGGTCACTACCCATAAATTTTGGTCATCCTTAATTCCTAACACGGAATATCAGACGTGATAAAAGCACCATTTTGTGATGAATGGTGCTTTCTCGGTTTTTAGACGGTTTCCGTAACCCCTATATAAAACTGCTTTAGGTGCAGTAACCTTTACGGTTTTTAGTAGTATCTTTCTACAATGGAATAGGTTTATAGTCTCTATTCCGACATTTTGTTTTGTATTGTGTGGGTAAACCACTATGTCTTTTAAGGTGTCTGCTGTGAGACGATGTTATTTTATATCAGAAAATCCCTTGCTATTTTCCTGTTTGTTTACACCATCTACAGAAAAATATTTATCGAAATCATCAACAGCCGAGTTATCGTTGTATATTTTAATCATTTCGACCGACTCCCACTGAAAAAATTCACGAATTACTTCAGCAGGGAGGTTATTTGCCGACAAATTAGAACATACATAATGTCTCAAAGAGTGAAAATAAAAATCTTCTCCAACAATTTCAGAAAATTCATCAGTCCAATTATCAACACTTTCACGCTTAACACAGCCATCTTTGCATTTCTTAACAAATACCCATTCTGATTCAATGCCTAATCTTTCTCGTTCAGTTCTCCAAAGGTCGATATATTTATCAACCTTTTTCATTATGTATTTGTTAATCTGCTTGCCTAACTGACCTCTGCCCTTAGCTCTTATCTTATCAGTTTTATAAAGACAGCCAAATTCAAGATGACTTTCATCAAAATATTCCATTCGCATCTGAAGAAGCTCGGCTTTTCTCATTCCAGAATATGCACAAATAGCTATTGCACAAGCCTTTTCATATTCTTTACGTTCTACAAGAGTATTAAGCAAAAGTTCAACTTGTTCATCTGAAAGAACAGTCTTTTCTCTCACGGCTTCATTTGCAGGGGATTCAATTTTCTTAATAATAGACCTAAAATCTTTATATTCATCTTCATCATCAAGAATATTTTCTATAAAATTACTCATTGAACTCAAAGCAGACTTTACACGGCGAACTCTTTTAGGACTCCAATGCCATTCATTTATAGCATAATTCTGAAATTTTGCTATTTCACGCTTAGTTAATTTTATAAAATCTTTGTTGTTATTAAAATCAATATTCCACACAAAGAATATATGTAAATCATTCCTATAAGCATTAAGCGTTTTAGGAGAACGGTCAACAGAGGCAAGATACTCCAAAAATTCATTCATAAGCCAAGTATTGTTTTCATTGATTTCTGCTATCTTTTCCTCAGTTGTTATGTGGTTATATACTGTTGCTCTTGCCACTTTGTCACTTCCTTTCGTTTATATTCATTTAATCAATTTACATTTGTAATACAAGATTATGGCATCCACATTAAGTTGGAAAACCAATATGGAAATATCTATTATTTTGTAATATTTTAACAAATTATCTGCAGTTTTTTTTATAGCCTTTAATTGCAAAAAACTATTGTAAATATTATGCAAAAGTGATATGCTATAGATATCTTAAGATATTACATACAAACCAAGCATAGTATTTGAATTATTCTAAAGATGGATAAAATACAATTTTACAATAACAGAAAGGATGAATAATATATGGAAACAAATAATTTAATTAATGCAGGAAAAAATCTTTTAAACAACGTGACTAATAATGACGGAATAGTCAAAGACGTTTATAGCGATGCGGTTAAACCAGCCGCTCAAGAAATGGGTAAAGCACTTGCCGAACCTGTCAAGGGAATATCAAGAATTGGCAGATTAATTAATGCGATATGTTCACCGATTGATATTTGGATATTAAACAAAGAGCATTCTGTAAAAGAAACAGCCAAATTATTAGAAAAAAAATTAGAGAAAATACCTGATGAAGAAATAGTAACACCGCCGAATTATGTATTTGTCCCTGCACTTCAGGCTATATCAGTATCAATAGATAATGAAGTATTAAGAGATATGTATGCTAATCTTTTAGCAAAATCTGTTTATGCTAAGACTTCAGCACAGGCACATCCAGCACATGTCGATATAATTCGACAAATGGATCCGATTGATGCAATTATTTTTAAAAGTTTTAGCGAACACCAATTTTCCCTGCCTATAAAAGAGTTTAGTATAGTTAATAAATCCAATGACTTAGTTCTCCATAGCAATGTTTATCTTACAGATTATGATTTGTATGATGTTCATACTATTTCAGTATCATTAGACAATTTAATTAGATTAGGATTGCTTTTTAAAATGGATAATCAACTATTTGACGAATCTCTTTATGATAATATTGATAAAAATCCTAAAGTCGTTGAATTCTGTAATAAGGAAATAGCAAAGCTGATTACAGATACAGTAAATCAATCAGCAATTTACGAAAATAAAGTGTTAGGATTAACCACATTTGGTATTTCTTTTTATAACACTTGTTGCAAGGATATAAATATGGACCATTAATTTGCTCTATTTTTCCGTATTCCACAAATAATAGTTAAAGCTGCAAGAACAAGGTTTTTTAATGCATACATAATTACAGATATAATTATCGTAAAACCCAACCATATCCAAAAACTACTAAAAATATATTGTAAAACTTCAAGCATTATAACTATCCTTTCAGTATTGTTTATTCGTGATTATCTCAAGCATTTATCATATATCTCGTTTTGTACACCAACACAGAACGGGATATTTTTATTTGTTTTCAGTAAGAAAAACAATTCCCACAATTATGCCTGCAATACGACCTTCGCCGTACCTCCATTATCTTCTTCAATTTTCAGCCACCAAGACGATAAGGCTGAACTATAGGTAGCGACCCCATAGCTTCTTACCGTAGATTTCTCTCAAAGCTTGTGTGTAATTGGTTATACACAAATTTCACCAGTCATTCAGCATTTGAAATTTTTTTAAAAAATCATCAAAAAAGAAAAGATTTGTTCCCAATACTGTCATATGGCTACTTTTACCAGCGACTTACCTTATAGCCTGATTTCTCAAGCATCAAAACAGACTGTGTTGATTTGGATTACCTTAGTGACTTTGCGATACCACTCGTTAGTATAAGGCTTATTCTTCACAGAAGCGTCTATTACCACAGCGATAAGCTCTGTGCATTTTGAAGCGATAACTCTTAGCACCACAACTAAATTTGAGGATTTCCCTCTCATCTTGCATACTTTCATATACAAAGTTGACTTGCTTATAAAACTATCGTTCCATAAACATTCATTATAATCATGTCCCAAAAGGTTGACAACCGTTTTCATCGGGGTTATTGCAAACATAATTCTGATAATTATTTTCTCAGAACCATTATGGTAGGGTAGAGTTTAACGTCATTCCACCCTCGACTGGACGAATAAACTTCACAAACGGTAGTGAAAATGGGAAAATGCAAGCATCTTTCTTACAAACAAGTTTATTATTGTTTTATATTTTCCGTTTTTACCATTTATTTAAAGAGTGTTGGTTTCACTTCATATTTGATTTAGCCATTTTGATACGCATATCTACTTTGACCTCAGTTGTCCGCAGACAGAGCTACTAACAGCAGATTATCGAGAACTGCCAATTTGGGTGCGAGCTTACGACTTGAACGTAAATCTAAGGTTTATGAGACCCTAATCCTACCATTAGACCAACTCGCAATAAAAAGACAGTGAGCCACTATTGCGACCCACCGTCTTAACATTTATTATTTAATTATTCTTCAATAGAGAACACAGTTCCAAGACCATTAAGATACTTATACATATCTGTGCTGGTATCAGATGCTACATAGTAAAAATCAGCTTCACCACCAAGATATCTACTGATTTCATCATCCCAAGCCTTCTCGACCCAGAGTTCAGGAATATTATTATTCCAAACGATATCAATATAATATTCACCGCCATAGTCGTAGAAATCATAGTCAAGAAGCTGAATATCTATATCGTCAATATTCATCATTGCCTTTATAATCGGCTTCACAATATCTCCCTGTGCTACTACAGACACGTTTAGTTTACATTTGACATCATTAAGAATATCACCAACTAACATTTCTGTTGTAGGATATGTATTATGAGACTTTATTTTCAGCATAAAACCACCTCAAAATTACTTGCTTTCAGCGACAGTATCCTTAAACATCTTGCCTGCCTTAAATGAAGGCACATTCTTCTCTGCTATCTCAATAGGCTTTCCTGTAGAGGGATTTACGCCTGTTCTCGCAGCTCTCTTGTGCTTTTCAAAAGAACCAAAGCCAACGAAATTGACCTTCTCGCCAGCTGCAACACTATCAACAATAGTATCAAGAATTGCTGTAAGCACCTCATCAATCTGTGCCTTAGAAAGCTCCGAGTGTTCTCTAACCTTTGTAATAAATTCAGCCTTTGTCATATATTTTATATTCCTTTCAAATCAATTAATTTAACTTAATATCATAGTTACATACAAGACCATTTTCATTAATAACAGACAGTACAGTCTCAGGACGTGTATTATATCTATTATCAATAGCGTAGTTGTCAACACCAGACCAACAACCTGCGGAAATGACCTTTGTATTATAA